ATGTCTACTAATGATATCACCCAGACAAACTGGGAAATCAACATTGATTTCCAATCTCTTTTTAAATGATAACTTATACGGACAGGAGTTTTTTCCAGGAGGAGTAACCGTGATATCTCCTACAATCAATATGGATTCGTCTTCAAGATTCATGAAAAAAAGATTTGAATGCTATGACACATATTCCCCACAACTCATACAACAAATTACATCGAGACAAGAGGCGAAAGGAGATGATGATCCGACTAAGGAAATTGCTCTTGTATTAGATGATTGTGTTGGTATACTTGATAAACATGTTGCTAATTTAGTCACTCGCAGTAGACACTATGGAATAAAATTATTAGTTATAAGTGTTCAGAAGTTTCGAGGAGCAGTTGATCCTATTATCCGAGCCAATGCTACTTCTGTAATAGTTGGTAGTCCTTTCCCAAATCAAAGGGAACTCTCAGCAATATCTGAGGAATATGGAGATTTATTCAAAGGTAAAGATAATTGGATGAGATTATATAAACAAGCCACTCCTAAAAAATATGACTTTGCTTACATGAAACTCTCAAGGAATCCTCCCGAGTTCTTCCATAATTTCAAGAAGATGATAGCAACTGGAGGAGAAGTTGATGAAGGAGAAGATTCCGTAGGAGTAGAATTAAAATAAATTTATCCTTATAAAAATAATATAATTATACAATATAAACAATATGGGATTCGATATGTATAATATGTCTAATGCTATCTCGCAAGGGAATATGCTTTCTCAGAGTGTATCCAGACTCAATGATGAAATTGCTGACAAAGCCCAAACAGACTTAGCCAATGCTTCTATTGCTGCTAAGAATGCTGTTGGAGAAGATAAAGAACTTGGATTATTTGCTGGTATTAAAGATAGTATTCAGGGTGGAGCAGCATTAGCAAATGTAAGTAAAGCAGTCAGTAATTATCAAGAGGCAGTCAAAACAGCAGGAAGGGGTGGATTTACTGAAGTTAAAACAACGGCATCAGACTATGCTAAGGGAGCAGAGAGAATGGGATTAAATCCTGAAGAAGTTAAACCTGCTTCTGCGATTACAACAAGTGAGGGGACACTTGCTGAGGGGTCAGATATATTGAAGGATGCTTCGGCTGCTGGTGAAGAAGCAGGTTCACTTGGATTGAAGGCTGCTGGAGCGATTGGAAAAGGTGTGGGTGTACTTGGTGGATTAGCCGCGGCAGGATTGGATATTGCTGATGATGTCAAATCTTTTCGTGGTGGTGGTCCTGATATTGCTGGGGATAATATTGGAGAAAAGATCGCCAATATCGGAACAATCGGAGGTGCTGCTCTTGATATGGTTGGTTTGATCCCAGGATTACAATTTGCTGCTGTTCTTGGAACTGGATTACAAGTTGCCTCAGGAGTTCTTGATGCTGCTTCAGAAGCCGTTCACACTAAAAGTGAGATTGCTACGGATTCACAGGTTACTCCACCTAAGGAGTCTCAACAGGTCGCACAGGAATCACTTGCTGGTTCATTTGCTGCTACAAGACCCTAAGTCTTGGACAATTGCTCTGCTTAATTTTTGATAATTATTTTTTTATTTATTTTTTTATATTGGATATAACATAAAAATATGTCCGAAGTAAAAGGTTTTTTCGTTGCTGACAATAAAGTACCTCTGGATGAGTCCTATGTTGCGATCCCATCACAGAATGGTTTATCGTATGATGCTCAGAAAATAATTGAGTTTTACATTCCTCCGAATGTGGACTACTTTAAGCCTCAGAACTCATACCTCCAATTTGATTTAGAACTATCTCAAGATGCAAATGCTTCTACAACTCGTCTTCAATTAGATGAGTTGATTGGAGGACAAGTTCTCATTGACACTATCCGTATCCATTCGGGAGACAAGACTGAACTGCTTGAGGAGATTCGTCATTACCCAGTCCATGTAGCAAATAAGTATGCTTATCATTCGAACCCAACACTCCGTGATCTCCGTGCCTTAAATGAGGGTGCTGGAATCTGGACACCTGATGCGAGAGGCACTCGTGGAACATCAAAGTCTATTTTGACTAATCACAAGTTTTCCCCATACTACAAGGCAGTGACAAGTTCTCCTGCTTCTACTTTATTTACAAACACTAACTCGTATCACAAGTGTAAGATTAAGTTGCCTCTCCACACTGGTCTTTTCCAGAATGATAAGGTTGTTCCATGTGGGATGATGAATGGTCTATTTGTTACTATTCTAACAAGTGAAAACAAGAGAGTCTTCCGTCAATTAGATAGTGTATCATTTGACAGACGGCTACCTCTCAACCCACTATTCCATTCTACAAATGGTTCTACAGGTTCTCCTTCTACTTGGGTTGGAGGTGCTGCTGGTTCAACTAATGTGTTCTATGTCAAGGTTGATAATAACAATTTTGAGGGTCCTAACTTCCCATTTGTATGTGGTGAAGCAATTGAGTTTGCTAAATTGTCTGACAGATCTAAGACTACAATGACAACTCAAAGACACATTACAAAATATGAAACATCTGGAACAGGTGCTAATCAGTTAATTAAGGTTACTCTGAATGGCTCGGCAGAACTATCGGGAAGTATGACTAATGCTGAAAATCATGCTCTCTATTCTGTATCTGTAAGACAGGCAACTACCTACAATCCAACTTTTTCGATGAGCAACTGTGAGTTAGTATTATGTAAGATAGACCTTGGTCCTCAAGCCAGACAGGATGCTTTACAATCGATGGCTGAAGGTAAGATGATGGTATATGATTTCTTATCTACTCAGTGCTATAACTATTCACAACTGAAGGGTGATCGAGTTGCTAATATTCCAATCCCAGCATTCCATCAGAGAGCAAAATCGATTATATGTACACCGACTGATGCGAGTGTTTATTCAACTCGTGATTCGATTAGTGGTTCTGGAACTTATCAGATTCATGCAAGAGATGAGGATAGTCAATTACAATCCACTCAGTCTGGTATTGCTGGTATATCTGATAGGCTCACTGAGTATTTCTTCTTCTATGACGGAAAGAATCAGCCAAGTCTTAATGTTGATACATCTAAAATCGGTGCGAAGACTACTTTTGAAGCAATCCCATTACTTGAACTCGACAAAGCATTATTTCAAGCAGGGATGCCTGCTCTCGATATGTCGAGATTTCAGGACAACTTCTGTATTGGTAGAGCATTATCACTCAACAATGGTGTCTATGATATGAGGGATAAGGATTGCAGACTCAATGTAAGATATCAGGATACATCGAATGCTCCAGATAAGGATAAACTCTGGTGCATATTCGTGTATCATCTCCGTAGAATTAATATTCGCCAAGGATCAATTACCGTTGAAGTATAAATTTATTTTTATTTTTTAAAATTAATCAGTCAAAATAATTATATAAGATTATATATAAACTATGAGCTCTATTATATATAATGAAGTCCAACCGAGTAATGTCAACTCAACCCAAAAGATATCATACAAAAAGGGTAATCCAATTGTTAGTTTCCTGATAGGAACTCAGCCTCACCTGTTAGATGCTGGTAGTGTCCGTATCTCGGGTGACATCGAGTTCTTCAAAAATGCTGATGAAGACAAACCGACTTCAGCCGATAAACTTTCGATTGATGAAAAACTTGCTGTATATTCCATCATTGATAAGGTTACTATAACTTCCCAGAGAAGCCGTCAGGTTATTGAGAGTGTCAATCACTATGGTCGTTTCTTGTCTTCTTACATGCCGTATGTCAATTCCAAAGCCGATGCTTTTACTCATCAAGGTGAGCAAGCCCTCACTCTACCTAACTATGAAACTCAGAAATTAGCACTTGTTGATTTCCCAGCAACATCACATGGATCTCGCTTCTGTATTCATGTTCCTACAGGATTTTTATCATCGGGTAATATGATTCCACTTTCTCAGGATAGTCTTGGTGGAGTAGAGATTTCACTCCAATTAGCACCTGATGCTCAGGTTCTATATTCTCAGGATGGAGATACAACGGATCTCACGGATGCTTTCTATCAGTTAAGCAATCTCCGTCTTCACTGTGAGTTAGTTGTTCCACCTGACCCTCGTAATATGCTTCCATCGACAGGTCAATTAACCTACAATGCAATCACTTCTTATTTCAATGTAGTCAACTCGGCAAATGCTGTTGTCAATTTCAATCTGGGAACTACAAGAACTCTTGGAATCTTTATGAACATGTGTCCCTCTAAGTATCTAAATAATTTGAAGTTTAACTCATTTGCGACTACTCTTCCACTTGAGTCCAGTGGGGCACAAGCACCGATTAAGCAGATTATATTCACAAGAGCAGGACAGAGGATGCCGATATCATTCAACATTGATACAAATGTGAAAGAGACTCCAAATATTGCGACTGTTGATCCACAGGTGATATCATTTGGTCGTGATTCGATTAAGGGTGGAGTCAATTATCGTTCTCAGGTTTCTCCAATCAATACAAACAGAAACTACACAGGAGCAGTTCCACCTCTTACGGCAGATGGGGGTCCTATGCAAGTCATAGGTGTTCCATTTGACACTTCTGGAACTGGAGTTGGTGAGGATTTCTCAACGGTTCCGTTCGGTGTTCAGATGGAACTTGGTCTGACTACGGACAGTCCGAATGCTCTCTTCTTGTTTGTTCATTCTCGTCAGACATTAGTATTCAATGAGCAGGGTATTCAAGTTATCACTTAAGATATTTTATTTCTTTAATCGCACTATTAAATAAAATGTTTTGGAGTGAATAATTTTTTTTTTATTTTTATTTTTATATAATATCATAATATAAATATGATGTCAGTTCAAGAACAAGTTTCAATCGATCCTCCTAAAATGGATGAAGGTGCTGTCCCCAATCTAATTAAGGTTGGCGAGATCCAATCGAATATGTCTATGGATATCAGTTCTGATGTCCTTGATCCAGTAGTATTTAATCAGTCTAATTGCCGATTTGTATTACAAAATAAAGGATTTTTACATGAAAACTCAAGAATAACTATCGGATTAAAAGGTAATGCTTCAACAACTGCTGGAGCATTCTTACCTCTTGGTGTAGGTATACATGCTGTAATTAAGAGAGCAACCTTATCTGTTGGTGGTAATACTATATCAGAAACAGATGATTACAATTTCCTGAAAGCCTATGAGAGTATGTTTTTATCGAGTGAGATCAACAGAGATCGTGAGTCGATTATGTCGGGTCGTCAGATCGCTCATCAGTTCAGATACAATTCTGGTTCTGGAGATCACTCGAACTCGGCAGCCGATGCTTATGGTTTAGATACTCAAATGGAATATATTGGTGGGAATCAGTTAAATGAACCTGCTCTTGATATTAATAATCAACCTATTTTCTCAGTTACACTTGCTGAGTTATTTCCATTCTTGAAGGGTGTTAATCTCCCTCTGTTTGCTATGAAGCAAGATGTCACTATTGATTTAGTGTGGGAAGATGTAGCAGCAGGTAGAGCATCTGTTCATACTTCTTCCTCAGTAGGAACTGATATTGAAATTGTAACTGGTTCAGTAAAACTTGTTGCTGATTACATTTTCTATGATGGTCAGTTGATGAGCCAAGCATTACAAGGATACATGTCGAAGCCAACTAATTTCGCATACAATGATTATCGCCTCACTAAGACTTCATTATCGGTTGCTGATGCGAAGAACTCTGTTCGTAATCTTGGTGGTGCTGGTCGCATTGTTACTAAGGTAATAACAGGTATACATGATGACAATCGCACTGGGAGATGGATATTAAATAAATATGCTGCTGTGGCACCTGATCGTGATTATTCATCTGGAACTAAGAGCAATGGAACACTTACAACTAACATTCGAATGAATGATTTCTTTGTGTTCCCGATTGATTTATCGAATAGTGCTGTCTTATTTGATAAGACTGTAAGAGCAGAGAAGTCAATTCCATTTGTCACAAGAGAAGAATATTCTGCTGAGGGTAATGTCCTTTCATCGGCTCAGTTTGAAGGCACTGCTCAGAATGCTTCGAAGGGTCTGCTTGGAAATTTCTTTTTCCAGTCTTACAAACTCCCTGCTGGTCGCATCAATGCTCGGGGTCTTGAACTAACTACAAAATTAGACTCTCTCCCTACTCTTTCTGGATCGAATACTTACACTCAGAGAACATACATTGAGGTTGCGAGAGTTGCTGTCCTTGAAGATGGCTTTTTAACCTCTGGATTCTTGTAAATAAAGTTTTTTTTTGAGATAATTCTTTTATATGATATATAATAAACATATATGTCTACTAATGTTTCACCGATGTCATCTTATGTGGACACCCATATTTTGGAGTGTTCGAGACAATCATCAGTCCAAGTCCAGAGCAATGCGAATACAAGTAATGCTTTATTTATGAATAAGTTAAATGAGGGTATTCAATTGAATGTTGGAGATAAAGTGTCAGTTCATTCTGCAATTATTAGTGAGGTTGGAGCAGGAGGGAATACAATTGAAATGAAGGGAAATGTGATAGGTAATAGTACATTAAAAAAGATTACAACGGTTGAGAACAAAAGAGAACCTGAGGATTTCAATAGTCCTGGGTATATTGATGTGATTGAAAGGGCAGATGCTCAGGAGGTTACACAGGCTGACAGCACTATTGAATTAAGGGACAATACTGTCAATATGACAATACAATATTATAAAGCCACAAATGGGGAAAACTGTTTCTCATTGCCGAGAGTATATTCTGCTGATACGGTTGGAACATCAGCAGATTATGTTTGGACTGATGCTGATAATGCTTCGAGTGGTGCTACATTACATCAGCAACAGAACGGACATATTGTGGAAGATGATTATCAGAGGGATAGAAACACTGGATCTGCTTGGACTAATAAATGGCTCACAAATAGGGAGTTATTGAAAGTTCGGCAAGATGGAACAAAGTATACAATATTTGTGAGAGAAGGATTTACATATTTCAATGGATCATATACAGGTGCTAATTTTTCACAAGTTAAAAATGGTAATAATAAGTTTGATCCAGCAGTTGCTCCTTATGTTCCATATCGTGAATTAAAATCAGTGACTATACCGAAGGGGAGAAGGAGTGCTGATTTTATTGCTGAAACATTTACTCGAGCATTACAGAATGCGAGTAATTTAGATCCTTATAATTATTGGAAAGATTTGAATAATCCAAGTACAAGTTTAGTTCATGATAATCAGCAATTAGTCGCTGGGATATATAAGACTGATACATATAAACCTTTTACAGCAGCAACATTTAATGGATTTAGTAAGACAAACTTTAACTTACTTGCTTTTGAAGGACAACAGGCTTATAACTATATTAATTCATTTCAATATGTAGCATTCAAGAGACCTGATTTTGTTGAGGCTGGGCGAAGTGATTTCAATGAAGATATATCATTTGGTGGTCCTCCACATTATATTACAAATGTATCAAGTGATAGTTCTGCTGATAAGGCAAGAGTGAGAATTGAGTTCAATGCCTCTTATACTGAGGAGAATTGTTCAAGAATTAATAAATGGATCAAAACACAATCATTATATCCTGAGTTCTGGGATTTTAGGAATGCTTCAAGTCCATATAATAATAGAGATACATCAAGTCAGATAACAGGGACATCTGTGCTTACTTATTTGGCTGGACATATTGGTCCGATAGAGATAACATCAACAACTCCGTTATTAACAGAACCTCCAAGTGATGCTGTTAATAGAACAATAACTATTTCAAATGCTTCAATCTTTCCAAATCCTTGTACTGTGACATCATCAGTTGAGGTTTCTACAAATGTATACAAAGTAACATTAGATGGAAGTATAGTTCAAACTATACAGTTAGGTGATAGTCTTACATTTGATCTGGTAGATACATATCCTGAACTGACTGTAGATAATTCAAGATTTTTCCATTTAGATATGGTTCAGACAACAGAGAGTGCTTCAAAGACAACAGCCTCAGATAGAACTGAGTTAGGTTCAGATATGTATCATCGAACAACAACTGGAGCATCACAATACAATACTCCATCATCTCCACTATTTGTTTATTATCAAGATGTTGATAAGAATACATTTTATGTAGATCCTGAGTATAATGGTCGTGATAAGAAATTAACCTATGGATTATTTTTGAAAGGTCCTAATCAGAATATACAAGTTTCTACTGAAGGTATAGGTGGTATTCCAACTGATTATTACAATGCTTCAGGATTTTTTATAGGAGGTGAGGAAGCAGTCGGGAATGGATCTTATGCTTCTGCTAAGTTCAAGAGGCATTTTGGGTATGATGTTCATTTCTCAGCCTATGGAAATGCTGCGATAGGTTTATGGAGTGGAATTACAATTAATGATAGAGCAAAGAATGTTCAGCCGTTTATATTAAATGTGACTGCTAATGGGGGAGCATCTACAACAGGAGTAGAGGATGGTTGGAGTGATATACCTCAGATAAATAAGGTATATGTTGGAGCAACAGAACCTCAATTGACCTATGATAATGTGAAGGATAGATTTGGATTTGCTGAGTTTTATACCCCAGAGTTTTTGGGAAATAAAGGTGGAGCAGGAGATGATGCAACAAATAATCCTGTGAGAGATGGTGGGGCGAAGGTATATAAAATAAATAAGAGATTAAGAAATCAAAATTGGTGTCCTGGGATGGGTCCTTATAATGTAGAGGATTCATTTAATGTGAATGAAATAGATAATTCAACTGCTGTGAAACTTAAATATGATGAACCTAATAGAAATATTTATCCATTTAGTTTCATGGATTGTCATAGTGGTATAGCGATAGAGAGTTTTGGAATTAGTGAAGCATTATGGGATAAGTCATTGATGTCTATATTAGGTTTTAATTATAATCAATTACAAGCCCAATTAACATCAGAAAATACATTACAGAAGAGAATTAATACAAATAATATAGGACAATTGAATAAAGTCACTACTCAAGCAGAGATCAAAGCCGTAGATACTTTGCTGTATAATCAGAATATCTTTGGAGCAATAATGTATCATCCTAATATCTTGATTACAGGGAGAATAACGGAACATGGTGGGAGTAAATATCATAATTTACTTCCTCCATTATCGATTGATACTAATTCATTAACTGTCACTGCCGATGGAGTTCCTAAGCAGATGATTAATCCATTCTATACAATTCGAAGTGATATCTTAGATGAAGCAACATATTTAGGTGGAGAGGATAGTGGAATTAAGTTGCCTGTCATATCTCATGTATTAAAAGGGACAGATTCTGGAGATTTCTTTACATCATTTGGGACAGGGGTAGATTTTACAATTACTAAACCGAAGTCGGTGACATCTATAACAACGGCAATATGTGATCCAGATGGTACATTTTCAAGAGTGGATGAAAATAGTGCTGTATTGTATAAGATAGATAAGGGAGCAGGATATCCTACAAATGTTTTACAAAGTATTTTAGGTAAAAAATAAAATCTTGTGCTTTTATAAAGATGTCTGAACTTGAATTGAGATTAGAGGATTTGGAAATTGAGGTGGAAAGATTGAGGGATGATTTTGAGAATCGAAGTATTTGTGAAAAAATGAAGGATTATATTTTTTTATGGTATGTAAATAAAAGACAACAATGGAAAAAATGTCAGTGAAAGATGTAAATGAAATATTGAAGATATTGAGACAACATAATAAAAAGGATCTTATAACAAAGATAAGAATAGCATTTGAGGATGTATTGGATGAAGATTGGAGTCCTCCAAAAAGAGTTCGACATGAACCTTATAGTGATGATGAGGGATCTGCAACGGATGAGAGTGTATATTGTACTGAGGATGAACAGGGATTTTTATCATTAGCATAATATAAATTTGAATAAAAATAAAATCTATAATAATAATAATAAAGTTGATATGCCTCCGAAACCTCTTGGTGCTGATTATGTAAACAATTGTCTTATTTCTGCAGGATATTCTTGGTGTGAGATATTAAATAAATGTGTAAGGATATGGGAAGAAGCCTGTGCTTATCCTTCGAATTGTTTAACATGGAATGATGGATGTAATATGTGTAGTCTCCAGACTGGGGAGGAAGGGATGGTTCTTGGAGCATGTACGGAGATGTATTGTTTTCAGCAAGGGACTCCTTATTGTATGGTTCCGGCGCCAGAGGTAGGAATTGAACCTTGGTTGATGAAACCTCCGCAACCAGTTATTGATCCTATGCCACCTGTAATAAATCCTTTTATAGGGCCGGGAGAA